TCGGGTCCAACGCCACGGCCTTCACGCCTACGGGTTCTGTGATGGAGCGGTTCTGGGACCAGAGAGACAACGGACCCGATGATGACAAGTATTCCCGTCCCCGCGCCTTTGGTAACGCCCGTATCGAGGTGGACGTCTCCAAGGGCTTTATGGACCTGGTTGTGTCTTGGCCTGATGCTCCGTGTATTACTCGCCTGGTACAGCCTAGTGCACACCTAAACTACGAGCCGTAGCACTAACATGGCTACTTCACGCGCACACCTACTTGAGCACTTGTTTGCTCAAATCAAGACGCGGGCTGACAATATCAAGCCGACTTCTGACCTAGAGAAGGCCGACTTTATTGCCAACTCGCGTATGCCTGTTCAGGCTAGGGCTGCACGTGACCCTTCTCGTAGGAAGTCTGTCCGCTGTCCTCGCCGTGCCGGAAAGTCTTGGTACGTGCTCTCTGAGGCGCTGGAGAACTGTCTACGTAAGAAGAACTCAGTGTGGGTAGTGGTGGGCTTGACTCGGCCTAGTGTCAAGCAAATCTTCTGGGCCATCCTCAAGCAGCTCAACCGGGACATGGAACTGGGTCTAAGCTTCCTTGAGGTAGAGCTCACGGCCACGTTCCTCAACGGCTCCACTATCCTTTTTCGTGGTGCTGAAACTCGGGCTGAAATTGAAAAGCTTCGTGGTGGACAGTACGACGGCGTCATCGTGGATGAGTGTAAGTCGTTTCATCCGCTCATCCTCACCGAGCTGGTGCAGGATGTCATCGAGCCCGCGTTGTCTGACCGGCGTGGTAAGCTAATCCTAGTTGGAACGCCTGGTGAAATTCTGGCGGGTCCCTTCTACGAGGCTACGTGTGAACCCCCTGTGGCTACCACGGGAGTTGACGGCAAGACCCGGTACAGCAACTGTCCGTACGGGACCAAGCTCCAGGGAATCTGTGTCTGGTCCTTTCACACCTGGACGCTTCAAGATAACACGGAGATGCCACACCTCTGGGCTGAGGCCTGTGAGATTAAGAGAATCCGTGGTTACAGTGACGACCATCCAACCTGGCGTCGAGAGTTTCTCGGACACTGGGTTCCGTCCAACGACATCCTGGTGTACAGGTACGTCCCCCACCGGCACAACTTTGATGGGTTCTTGCCCGTGGGTCATGATTGGCGCCGCGTCCTTGCACTTGATATTGGCTTCGATGACTCAGATGCAGTTGTTGTTTGGGCTTATTCCACCACGTCGTATGATGTATATGCGGTGTACGCAGAGAAGCGCCGGCACCAGAACATCACGGAGCTAGCTAAGTGGATTCACGAGGTTAAGGCCGTACACTGCTACGACAACCCTGAAGTGATGACGGGTGACTTCGGTGGCCTAGCTAAGAAAGTCTTTGAGGAGTTGGCCACGATTCACGGTCTGGCGTTTGAGCCTGCCGAGAAGAAAGAGAAGGTCGACTTCATCGAAATCATGAATAACGAGTACGATGCTGGCCGAATCCACATCATCTACGACCCGGATGAGTCGCAGGTGGATGACCAGGGTAAGCCTATCACCTTGGCTGCCGAGCTCCTCGTTAACCGCTGGCTAGAGAAGTCTCTGGGCACACCCAAGAAGGTGGAAGACCCGAAGACCCCCAACGACCTCTGTGACGCCCACCTGTATGGGTGGCGCTGGTGTGACCACCGGCGAGCCCAGCCCCCAGAGAGGCAGCTTAGACCTGGGTCCACGGCTTGGTGGCTGGATAAGCAGAAGGCTGACTTCGAGGCTGCTGTAAAAGAGCACCTCAACCGAAAGGCTGAAAATGATTACAGAAACCTCGACAGAGACTGGTGGGAACACACCCAAGACAGCACCTATGCTATCTCCATCTGAGTTCGAGACCTACCTCCGCATTGCCCGTGAACAGCACGTCCTGGCTTTCAGTATTGGGGACCTGGCTGCTAAGTTTTTGCCTGAGCCTGCTTCTGCTCCTGTGATTGAGACAGACGTCCGCACGGCTGGTGACTGGAAGCGTGGCCCTACCCTTGACCAAGACCCTGAACTAGACACGAGCTGGGATTAAACCATGTCAGAGTACGTAATCATTGGTGGCCCTGTTGCTACCAAGCCAAACACCAACTGGTTTGAGGAAGAGGACCCCACTGAGCGTGCTCGTGTCCTTATGGAGACCCTGCGTGAAATCGATTCCCGACAGCAAACAATCAGCAACGGAAATCGCAAGCACGCAGAGATTTACGCTTCATACATTCCCGTTGGGTTCTCATACGCCTCCCCTAACGGTTATAGCCGACCCCAGGTGCAAGCCACACGAAATGTTATTCGTTCAGTTTGCGACACGGCCACCGCGCTTATTGGGAAAAATCTACCTCGCCCCCGAATCGTCACTGACGGCGGAGACTGGGACCTCCAGCAGAAAGCCTACCAGCTAGATAAGTTCCTGGTGGGCATCTATCGTCAGGCTAAGGTCTACCAGGTTGCTCAGCACGCATTCCGGGACTCTACTATCTTTGGTACCGGCGCCTACATCCTCCGTGAGCACAAGAAGCCAAACTGGCACGTCAAGGCTCACCGTATCCTCATCGATGACCTTATTGTTGACGAGCAGGAGTGCACGGAAGAGTACAACCCGCCCAACTACTATCTGCGTCACACGATTCCTCTCCATGTGGCCGTTAAGAAGTATGGCAAGACGGACGAGATGACCGACGCACTGGTCAAGAGTGTGGGCAAGACCCCGATGGCGTGGCCTGGACAGCGCAACGTCCCCAAGGACCACGTGGTCATCGTGGAGGCCTGGCACCTTAACACCGAGGGTCCTGGCATTACAACCATTTCCTGTGATGGTTGCGAGTTGGTTTACAAGTCGTGGCCGCATCAGTGGGCGCCCATTGTGGTTCTCTACTGGTCTCCCCCTGTGTCAGGGTTCTACGGAGACGGGGTTGCCTACCGCCAGTATGGTCGTCAGCGCCGCATCAACTACCTGTATCGGTGGGTTCAGCGGTGCCAAGACCTTATCGCAGTTCCCCGTGTCTGGGTAGACGCAACCAACGGTCCGCTCCGAGTCCAGATTTCCAACGAGATTGGTGAAATTGTCGGCGTCCGTGGCAACAAGCCGGAGTTTCAGTCTCCGCAGGCTGTGGGCCAGGAAATTTACAACTGGCTAGACCACCTTGAGGCCGGCGGGTACGAAGATGAGGGCATCTCACAGATGTCCGCTAGTAACCAGCTGCCTCCGGGGTTGGAATCAGCACCTGCACAGAGAGAGTACAGCTTCAAGGAGGGCCAGCGCTTTGCCCCTGTCTCCCAGCGATGGGAAGACGCGGTTGCCATCGAAACTGCTTCCAAGGCTCTGGCGCTTTACAAGGAACACTATAAAAACAGCGATGTGTCTCCTAGCGTCAAGTGGTCGAGTCGGACCCTGGTTGAGGAGATTCCCTGGGATGAAGTTGACCTTGACACCGCCCAGTACGAAATACGCGTAGAGGCCTCGTCGCTGTCTGACCTCTCTCCGTCCGGGCGTCTCCAGGCTGCAATTGACTTGTCTCAGACGGGTTGGATTCCGCCTGAAGAGGGCCGGCGTCTCCTCATGCACCCCGACATTGAGCGGACGGACAAGAAATACAACGCGGCCATTGAGTATGCCGAGTTTGCTGCTGCCGAGCTTCGTCGGGGTAGACCCGTTTCTCCCTGTCCAGAAGGCGACCTGCAACTACAGCAGGACACCGTCAAGGCAGACCTACAGACAGCCCTTACTAAGCGTGCCCCGGCGTACATTATCGCTGGCATGCGCACATTCATTCGTGACTGTGAAGACCTAATTAGTCCTCCCAAGCCCGAGGAACCCAACCCCATGATGCCCGGTAACCCTGCTGCTGCTCCCATTGGAGTCAACGCACAGCCTCCGTCGGCATTGTCGATTCCCGCGGCACAGGGCTTGATGCCAATGGCTGGAACCGGCGTTTCTCACCAGAACATCTAAGGAAAGTACATGCTTTATTCACCTGGTACCGTCGTTGCAAATGACCTGCCCCAGCCTGAGGCAGAACCCGAAGCCAAGACTGAGACCCCGGCCACCCCTGAGACACCTGCTGACCCTACGAAGACTCCTGATGCTGCTTCCAAGGCACAGACCCAGGTCCTAGATGCCAAGGGCCTCATGGACGTCATCAACGCTGACCGAGAGCAACGCGAGAAGGCTGCACGGGATGCTTCTGAGCGTGAGACTTATAAGAAGCGTGCTGAGGAGGCAGAAGCTAAGGTTGCACAGTGGGAAAAGGCTAAGAAGAACCGTCTTCTCGACCCTGCTGGCTTTCTACGAAAGATGGGGTACACTGACCGTGACCTGGCCCTAACCTCAGAGGGCAT